ATAAGTAAGGGCAAATAGATATATGAGAGTATTTAGATTTATGGAGAGTTTATCTTTTGCCCTTGAACCTAGTATAAGGGTTTTTGGAGAAGTAGGTAATAAAGTTCTAGCTTTATTATTAAATTAAATATAATATAAAAAGTGGAGAGTCATTATGGACGATAAAACAAAAAAGGCACTTTGGATTCCTGAAGAATTACATAAGGATATCAAAGTATTTGCAATAACAAATAACATGAATATTGAATCAGCTACTCAGCTATTGCTGAAGCTAGGCATGGTTTCTTATAAGGAGAATAATCATGGGTCAAAATAGCAAAGCAGTAGACAAACGCAGAGAAGAACTAAAGGCTGAGAAGTTAGATAAGCAAATCAAGAATTATTATTTTCAAAAGGGTGCTGGCAGTCATTATAGAGAAATCACTTACATGAGTGGCAAAGTGGTAAGGACTGATTTTGATGGTTGATTGGATTCTATATATTATTGCAGGCATATTTGGTTTGGTTGCAATAGGCGGTTTGATTAGCATATTAGCAGCAATATATATTTTAAGAGAGTTAGATTAATGCAGATTCCATTTCCAAACAAAAAATACAACATAATTTATGCTGACCCAGCTTGGGATGTTATGAGAGGTTGTGATTGGGGTTCAGGTGGCAAAACGAAGCCTTTGTCATATCCAACTATGACAATAGATGAAATTAAAAATTTACCAGTTAATGATATTGCTGATAAAAATTGCAAATTATATCTATGGACAATAAATAAATATTTAAAAGAATCATTTGACGTTATAGAAGCATGGGGTTTTAAATATTCTACTACCCTTGTATGGGTAAAAAAGCCTAGAGGCTTAGGCTTGGGTGGTACTTATACTCCTAATGTAGAATATTTACTACTTGCCAGTAAGGGCAAACAAGATGCAATAAAAAAATATGACACTTGTTGGTGGGAGTTAGCAAGAAGCTACCATAGCAAAAAGCCTGATTTTTTTAGAGACATGATAAGAAATACATACAACAAAGATGAAAAAGCTATTGAGTTATTTGCTAGACAAACTTTTAATGGTTGGGATAGCTGGGGTAATGAGGTTTAACATGGTAAACAGTAGAAACAAAGGTGCAGCGTTTGAGAGAGTTATAGTCAATAAGATTAATACTGTTCTTGAATCTAAAGGTATAGATACAAGAGTTAAAAGAAATCTTGACCAATATCAAACAAAAGGCATGGCTGATGTCTACTGGGATAAGTTTGCTATTGAATGTAAAAGATATAAAGCTGGTGGCAAAAAAACAATGTATAAGAATGAGTGGTGGAAACAAGCAGTAGAGAGTGCTGGTGATAGCTTAATACCAATATTAATTTATAAATATGATAGAAGAGATATTATGTGCGTAGTACCCCTGTTCTTGGTTACATCAGTTGATGCACCAAACTGGGAATGTACATATCTATGTCCACTATCTGAAATATGTGAAAGGTTAGATGAAATCTTACGAAAAGCTGATGGATTTAAATAGTTATCTGCTGCAGGAAGGTTTTGAAGAGTTTTGTAGGCGTGCCTATGAAAGAATATCATTAGCTTGCGAAATATTATCAATAGTTAATGATGAAACTTACGAGGATTTTAGAGAACGCAATTATGCAACTTTAGAATCTGATTACTTAAATAGTATTGAGAAAACAATACATTAAACTATAGGAGAGTATTATGGATATATTAGGTGGAATGTCTAATTCCAGCAATGAGAGTCAGCAAGTTTATCTTGCTTTCAAAACATCACATCAGCAATTTTTTGCTAATGGTGAGACACCAGTAGAGTTTCAATATCTACAGCTTGACCCTTCAACATTCAAATCAGGATGGGGAAGATATACAAAAGCTGATGGGTTTGAATATCACTGGGATGATAAATTTGGTGTAGTAGCACCTAAACCAGCAGATGACTATAAAAGAGCATTTAGTGCTTGGGTCTTTCCACAAGGAGCTCAACATGCTTTTTTATGGCAGAGATTTACATTTGCTGAATCAAGTGCATTTAACACAATACTAGGTAGCTTTTGGAATCAAATGGATTCAAGTTCAGCTAACTTACCTGTTGTTAAGTTTGAAGGCTCTAAACCTATTCAAGTAGGTATGGGTAATTCATCAGAGCTATCATTTAGCTTTGCTAAGTTTGCACCTAGAACTGCTGAGTTTGTGATACCTAGTTGGTATACAGAACAAGAAGCACCAGTAGATGACACATTCAAAGACCCCAATGCTGGTCTTGCTGACAAGGTTCAGGAGATGATTGATAAGAATGAATTATCTGATGATGATATCCCATTCTGATGCAGTCAGTTGATTGGCAAAGAATAGCACCTGAAGTTGCAAAGCAATTATTAGGTGAACCTACTAGTACCTCTTCTAAAGAATATAGATGGGGTACTCATGGGTCTTTGACTCTTAATTTAGAGTCAGCCACTTGGTATAACTTTGAAGATGATACTGGTGGTGGAATAATAGATTTAATAAAACATCTAAATCAAGATGTTAATACAGTTTTAAAACAGTTTGGTTATGACTTAGCATTACATTCAAATGACTCCTTAATCAGTGGCTTTGCTCCCCCTAAAAGCAAAGCTACAAGTAATGCTAGGTCATTCTCTAAAGTACAAATGAGGGAGCTTCATTCTCAAGCAATAGTTAAAGTGCAATATGCAAAAAACTTTTGGGTGATGAGGTTTCCTGATGGTCATTTTATTAAACAAAAATATGCACCTTTCAGCTTAAATGATGATGGTTCTTGGTCTATGAAGCGACCTGAAGGCTCTCTTCCTATCTATTACACTGATAGGGCTAAGGATAAACCTATTATTATAAATGAAGGTGAGAAGGCTCTAAGAGGTTGTGAAGAGATTTATGATGGTGATTCTTGTACTTGGCATGGTGGGGTTAATAGTTGGGAAAAGGCAGATTGGAGTCCTATATTTGGTAGAGATGTTTGGGTATTTCCTGATAACGATGAAGCAGGAATTAAATGTGCTAATGAAATAGGCACTATGTTAAGAAAAAATGGTTGTAAGGTTAAGGTAGCTCAACCCCCTGAATCATTTAATGAAAAAGATGATTTGTATGATGCTTTTATAAGGGGTGATTTTAAGGAGTCTAAAGATTTAGAAGATTACATTATTGGTTGTGTAGAAAAGAAACCTAAAGGTATGGTTACTTTTACAAGAGCTGATGAGGTATTAAGACAGGTAGATAATCCTGATTGGCTGATAAAAGATGTTGTAGAGAAAGAATCACTGATGTGTATCTTTGGTAAACCTAAAAGTGGTAAGTCATTTATTGCTATAGCTATGGCTACTGCTATTGCTAAGGGTGAAAGATTTTATGGCAATGAGTCATTCAGCAAACCAGTTATGTATGTATGTGGTGAAGGTCAAAGAGGTGTTAAAAGAAGATTAGCAGCTTGGCAACAGGGTATGTTTGATTTAACTGGCGTACCTTTATATCTATCAGATAGAGCTGTTAGAGTTAATGACCCTGATGATTTTAAGATGCTAGAGCTAGAGATAGAAGCATTGACTCAACAAGTAGGTGAAATAGGAATGATAGTCATTGATACATTCCAGCGTAACTTTGTGGGTAACGAGAACAGTGCAGAAGATGTGGGTAACTTTATTAATAAATTAGATGGACTTATATCACATTATAAGTGTTGTGTATGTTTGGTTCACCATACTGGTCATGGCAATTCAGATAGAGGTAGAGGTTCAAGCGTAATGGGTGCTTCTTTAGATTATGAATTTAAGGTAGATAGAGAAGATAAGGCTGTTGGTGATAACCTTGAAGAACAAATGTTTGTATCTTTTGAGCAGACATTAAATAAAGATGGTCAGGGAATGTCTGAGAAGTCTTTTGTGTTTAAAGAGGTTGAGATTATTGGTGAGGGATTAAATTTAACATCAGGATTCTTAGAAGAGACTAATATTGACTTTAAAACTAAGAAATCAGATAAATTACCGCAAATGCAAGATAGAACATTAACCGCATTAGAAACTGTAGCTTATATTAAAGATAATCAGAATCCTCAAGACCAATTCTTAATGCCAAATGATTTAGAGGGATTTGTTAAAAACAAAGCTGGAGATAATATAGATGCTAATAATATTGGCAAACATTTAAATGCTTTAAAAGATAAAGGACAGGTATATAAGCATGAAAAGTTTGGATGGCAACATATTAAATTTAAGAATGTGCAACCAAATTTGGAGGAAAAGTTTGATTAAGAAGGAAGTTGGTAGGAAGTTTGGTAGGAAGTTTTGAAGGAAGTTTTAGCTAAATATGAACAATTAGGTCGGAAGGAAGGGAAGGAAGTATGTAATACTTCCCTTACTTCCTACTAAATCATCAGGAAGGACATGAAAACATACTTAAATGAATCTTTAAAAGATAAATTAAAAGAATTAAGACTTTATGAAGTCGATACTCGTATTAAGTGGGGTAATCGTAAACGAATCTTCAAGATGGTTGGTGTACAGTTTGAGATTAAGTTTTGTAGAGCAGAACAAATGTTAAAAGATTCTTTGCAAAAAGATGCACCTAGAAAACAAGTGCAAATGGTTGAAATGATGTTAAGAGCTTATGAGCAGTTAAATATTAAATGTGAATCTAGTGGTTATATACAAATACAACCAAATGCTAAGTGTTTTAATTTTGATAATAAAACAGCACTGGTTTGTGATACTGATTCAGAGAAACCTGTATTGGAGAAAATACACAAAGATGAGAAGGATATAATGATATTTAGCATAGAAGAATTATTTAGATGTATTCCTAAAGATTTTATAAGAGCAAAAGAACTGCTAAGTAAATTAGATAAATCAGTAAATATTAAGAGAGTTGATTATGTCTAAGTATTTTAAGAATAAAAAACTTAACTATAAACTTATCCACAAAGAAACATTAATTGCTGTTGGAACTGGTTTATCAATTAATTATCCAGTTAATTTATTACTGGTTTTTTTATTGCTAGATATATTTAATTGGACAAATAGTTTTTTAATTGGGACAACAATAACAGCAATCATAACTTTTATATCTTATATTCGTGTTTACATTATTAGAAAGCATTTTGCAAAGAAGGAAGTGAGATAATTATGTCTAACTGGCATGGTGGTAAAGGGTCAAAGCGTAGACCTGAAGATAAGAAAAAGATTGATGATAATTGGGATAAGATATTTAAAAAGAAGAAGGATAAGAAAAAGAAATGAGTAAGTTTCATCAAGAAGATTTACCTTATGGAGAAGCTGGAGAAAAGTTTGTGCTGAATATTGTTAATAGAAAACATCCAATGGCATACAAGATGGAAGGTTATTTTATTGAGTATGACATTATGATTCCTGAGATAGATAAAACAGTAGAGGTAAAAAGAGATAAGCATACTGATAGGACAGGTAATGCTTTTATAGAAACTCACTGTAACAAGATTGAATCAGGCATCAATGCAACTACAGCAGACTACTGGGCATATCTAACTAAGACTATGCTGTATTGGATTAAGTCAAACGAATTAAAGATATGTATATTAGAAAATAATATACCTGAAGGTAAGAACTATAAGATTGATGGAAAGATAATAGATGCTTACTTGATACCTATAGATATATTTAAAAACTATTGTATGCGAATAGATACATTAACTGAGGAGCAACTATGCCAATTAAACTAAAGCCAAGTGCCAAGATAAGAGATAGGGCTACAGGTAAAACAACTACCGAGCATTATTATCTAAAGTGTATGACACTTAAAGAGCTAAATGATTACATTGAATCATTTAGTGCAAAGAAAAAGGTCATACTAAAATGTAAGAATGAAATAATAAGGAGAGAGAAATGAATGACCCAGTAAACCATCCACTACATTACAACAATGCTGAAGGTGGACTAGAATGTATTGACTACATTAAACAACAATTAGGCAAAGAGTTCCCTGCATATCTTGAGGGTAATGCAATTAAATACTTGCATCGCCATAAATACAAAGATGCCAATATACAAGACTTAAAGAAGTCTGTTTGGTATATTAATAAGTTAATAGAACATTACGAGAACTTATGAAGATAGATAAACAAAAATTAGAACAAAAGATTAAGGAAGGAAAATCATCACATGATATTGCTATGACTTATGATGTGCATCCATCTACTGTTAGAAGAAAAGCTAAACAGTTTGGATTAAAGTTTGAGACACAATCGCACTGGAGAAAGGGATGACTGTAAGTATAAAGATTGAATCTAATGTTAAAGAGCTTAACAAGAAGTTAGGAATGTTTCAGAAGAAGCATATGCCTGAGATAGTATCTGAATCTATAAATGAGGTAGGTGTTAAGAGTGTTAATGCTATGAGAGCTCAGTTACTTAAAAAGTTAGATAAGCCAACTAAGTTTACATATACAGGTGTTAAGTTATTTAAAGCAAAAGCAAGAGACTTATCTGCTTTGGTATTTATACCTGACATACAAGCTAAGTATTTAAAGAGACAATTTGAAGGCGGAATAAGAACGCCTGAAAGAAACAAGATACCAGTGCCTGTAGATAAGGGAAAGATAAATGCTTTTGGTAATATAAAAGGAAAGAGAACTGGTTTAGTTAAGCGAAGCACTGAGTTCATCGGTAATGTAAGAGGTGTTGATGGTGTATGGAGAAGGACTGGTGGCAAACGTAATCCTAAACTAAAACTAATCGTAGCTCTTGAGAGCTCAG